GGCCAATATCACCGTCAAGAAATTTGACGGTACTACCGACATCGTTTATGACGCTCTGTCGGGATCCGGGGGTGATGGTTCCCCCGCTGTCTGGCGCCAGGATACTGGTGCAGCAGGCGGTTTGCCTGTCGGTCTCCGCAAGCTCTTTAAGCTGTGGACGAACTGGAACGGTCCGAAGACTGCGCGGCAGATGAAGTTTAACTTCGTCGCACCTTACGCTGTCCAAGACACTACCACGACGCTCTACAGTGCTAAAGATCGAGTGGTTTTCGACGGTGTCGTGACCATCCCTCAAGGTCTTCCGAGCACTGAAATTAACGAAGCGATCTACCAAGGTCTTAATCTCCTTGCTAGTTCGCTCGTTAAGCAGGCCGGGGCCTCGGGGTATTCTCCGAGTACTTAAAACCTACTCGGGGAGTCATCATGACACCAAAACGCCTGTTGCCAAATGATGTGGCGCAGACTGCCCTTCGTCTCTACGAGGGCCTTGGATCTCCTGTCGCTTTAGCCTTAGCAGAAATGCTAAGAAAGGGTGACTGGGATGGGATTTCGGACGTTAATCCGGATCCACGTAGTTACACGAATGCAGGCGCGTACTTCCTTGACGCAGCCGCGGCTGGATTGCTGCGGAAATGTCAAGACTTGCCTACCTCAATTGACCGTCGCCGTAAGGCGTTGGACAAGTGGTGGCAAGGTGAACGCGACTGCTATCGTGCCAATGAGAGACTATCCCCTTATTTACCGGAAAACGTGCTTTTCTCCTCGTGGGAAGGCACACCGGAAGGGCGAATCAGATCCTTTCTGGATAAGGTTCGGAAAAAGATAGTTGATTGGATCGGACATTCGCCTCCTGAGCTTGCTCAGGGACGATTTGGTCCGGGCGCTACGTATTCCAAGAAAGGCGGGAGAACCACTGTACCCGATAAAATGTCAGATACCCCGTCATTGACCCGTGGTGCCATCTGGTTCCTACCACAGTGGTTAGGAACACAGTGGGGCAGCGCAGTTGCTGCACATCACGGAGAGGTTTCCTTTGTCCCAGGGAATCGGTTTTCCACCGTACCCAAGACAGCGAGAACTGACAGGGCCATTGCGGCCGAGCCAGATATCAATGTCTTTTACCAGTTAGCTATGGGCCGAGCCTTGCGGCGACGCCTGCGGCATAACACGGGATGGGATTTGGACGTTGCACAAGAAGTTCACGGGCAGGTCGCCCGGACTTCCTCTGTCACGAGAGAGTTTGCTACTCTCGACCTCTCAAATGCAAGCGATACCGTGGCGAAGAATCTGGTTAAGATTCTGCTACCCCGGCTGTGGTTCGAACAACTCGACGGACTTCGCAGTCCGAA